CTTGTTTTGCTGTTGGAATATCACAGAAAGAATATGGAATTTGGGGCGGTATTTATTTAGACAAAGGTAAAATATCTAGAGAGTTTAATAACCATAAAACAAAATCTAAATGGTCTGAAATATGGCAGAATCTGACAATGAGGTAAAATGTATACAGACGCAATGAAGCGAGCAGTTAGATCTATTACTCCTCCACAAGGATTTGGTGTAGACATTATTGATAATGAGCATTTCATTACAGTAAGAGCAGATGAAAAAAGTTTTATGAATTTATTTGACAGAGATAAGAGAGTTGCTGTAGAATATATGGTAAGGGTTAAAAAAGCCCTAGAGGAAAATGGGGCTATAGTTATGTTAGTTAGGACTGGTGGAAAATGATTATACAAATAATTGGTATTCCTGGATCTGGTAAAACCACTTTAGCAACAAAACTATCCTCTAGAATTAATGCTATTCATATTAATGCTGATTATGTTAGGTCAACAATTAACTCTGATTTAGGATTTTCTATAGAAGATAGAGTAGAGAATGCTCGTAGACTTGGTGCTATTGCAAAAATGTTATCAGAGCAAGGTCAGGTTGTGGTTGTAGATTTTATTTGCCCTACCGAAAAAACAAGAGATGCTTTTGGTAAACCAGATATTTTAATTTGGATGAATAGAATTAAAGAAGGAAGGTTTGAAGACACAAACAAACTTTGGGAAGATCCCATTCTTTATGATGAGTCTTTTGACAGTACAATAGAAGCAGATGATAGGATACAATATATTATAGATAAGTATAATTTACCAGACTGGAAAGCCCCTACAACGCTAATGCTAGGTCGTTACCAGCCTTGGCATGAGGGTCATCATGCATTATACTTTGAAGCAAAGAAAAGAACAGAACAGGTGGTGCTTGGTGTTAGGGATACTCAAGGGACTAGCGAAAAAGATCCGCTCTCTTATGAAGAAGTTAATGGATATATTAGGAAAGATGCCAGTTTAAACTTTCCATTTGTAATCAAAATGCCCAACATAACAAACATAGTGTATGGACGTGATGTTGGATATAAGATTGAGCAGGTTGGTTTAGATAAAGATATAGAAGCAATCTCTGCTACACAAAAAAGAAAAGAATTAGGATTATGATTATCAAAAAAATTGTATGCAAATTTAAAGGTCATGTTCTTGTAGATGCTGGAGCATGTCCATTTACTGGCAATACATATGTTGGCTGTACTCGTTGCAATACCCTTAAGGTTGTTTAATGCAAACATTTCTTCCATCTAGTAATATTTCATATACCGCAAAATCCTTAGACAATAAAAGACTTAATAAACAAATCCTTGAAGGGTATCAAATACTCAAGGTGTTGTCAGGAGAGTCACCGTCTGGGGCATGGCGTAATCACCCTGCAGTGCTTATGTGGAAGGGCTATGAGGCTGGTCTGTGGTCTTATATACAGCACATGATAGAAGAGGCTAAGGTTCGCGGTATCAAAACAATAAACAATGAGAACAACCTTAATGATCTTAAAGAAAAATGTTCGGGTAGATGGGGAAAGACCCCACCAATGTTCTGGCTTAATGACAATAAAGTAATGCGTATTACAACAACACATAAGGCCAATCTATACAAAAAAGATCCTATTTTTTATATTGACTATCAGTATGCAGTTAGTAGTCCATATAATAAACCATGTTGTGATAAATGCAATTACTATTGGCCAACACACGCACAAAGAAATGAGTTATTAGATGCAGTTCTTTAATTTGATTACGTTTACTGGATTATTTTTAAGCATGTGCGTTATTGTTTCCTTGTCCTATAAAGTGTATACATTAAAAACATTATTAAAACAATTTGTTCTTGATCAAAGAATATTAAAGGCTTTTTCTGAAACTTTAAAAGATCAATTAGATTTAGTTAAAAATGAAACAGATGAAACTCAAGAAAACTTTATTAAGTTTCTATCAGATTCTAGAGACGTGGCTTTTAATTATATTGAGGAAACAATGGCTATTGTTAATGATATTATCTTATATTGTGAGCAACAAATTGAACAGCCAAAGTTGGCAGACTTATACTCAGATGCAAAATTAAAGTTTATTTTAGAAAAACTCAAGCCTATAGTTGAGCAAAAATAAAAAGATTTATAGCAATATACGCTATAATGGTATATGAAAGAGGTGATTAAATGAATAAAGAACAACTAAAAGCAATGCTTTCAAGTTATGGTCGCTCAGTTCTTGCAGCAGTAATTGCTTTGTATACCGCTGGAATTACAGATCCTAAAGATATGTGGGCAGCACTTGTAGCAGCCTTAGTTCCAGTCGCACTTCGTGCAGCAAATCCAAAGGATAAATCTTTTGGAAAGTTTGATGCAGTTGCAAAAGATGTAGAGGTTGCGCTTAAGAATATCAAGCCAGTTAAAAAAGCAGCAAAAAAGAAAGTTGCTAAAAAGGCTGTAAAGTAATTATACTTAATAAATAGGGATGGATATTTCTGTCCCTATTTTTTTATATAAAGGGAATTTATGAATTTTGTATACATATGTAAAGATGGTGAAAACGAAGAACTTAGATACTCAATTAGATCTGTTGTAAAAAATACTAATGATCCGAAAATTTGGGTAGTTGGTGGAAAACCAGACTGGTATGTTGGCAATTATATTTCAGTATTACAAGATCAACATAAATATCAAAATGCACTTAATAATCTTAGGGCTGCGTGTGCCTCTGAAGAAATACCTGAAGATTTTATATTAATGAATGATGACTTTTATATTACAAATAAAATAAATGAAGTAAAAATATACAACAATGGATTACTTGAAGATCAAATAAATCAATATCATAATCTTGGATTAAGATCTACTTATTTAAATAGACTTGGAAAAACATACGCTTATCTACAAAGAAGAGATATACCAAACCCTATTAGTTATGAAATTCACGTGCCAATGCCAATGAAAAAAAGCAAACTAATAACTATTCTTGAAGAAAATTATTCAACACTTTGGAGATCAAAGTATGGAAATACATTTAACATTGGCGGAGAAACAGTAAAAGATGTCAAGGTTCACAAAAGTGGTGGGTTAGTTGCACTATCATATAATCAGGACCAAGAACAAATTCCTTACTTGTCTAGCGCAGATAGTTCTTTTATGTTTTTGTTAGATTATTTAACTACAAACTTTTCAGAAAAATCTACATATGAGCAATAAGATCTAAATACTTATCCTTTAGATTATTTTTAGCAAAATGATTTAGTCCTATTTGTAATGCAGAATCTTTCATTTCACGCTTATCTTTGTTATCCATATACTCATCAACAATACTTGCTAGATGTTCTGGATTTCCATCATAAACATCTACTAAAGATTTTGCTTGAAAACTATTAATGTGTTCAGACTTTACTAACCATTCTTTAGGAAGCAACAAATTATTTGGAGATATGTCCGTCATAAATACTGGAAGTCCACTAATCAATGCTTCGTTCATTGGAAGACATAGGCCAGCATACCTTCTTGGCAAAAGCATAGCATCAAACCCATTATAAAGTTCTTCCCTATTTTCTGGGTTACTATTATCAACTGTAACTCTTGAATCTTTTAGATTTAGTTCTGGAAACTTTTGTGTTGTAATTACTAATTCATAATTTGCTTTTGAATATTTAAGCATTTGTAAAACAGTTTCAGTTCCATTTCTATCCTTTGCTGCAAACTTTCCACCAACGTGCAACAATCTATTGTGATCTTTTGACATATTGTTTTGTCTAACATTTTCAAACAAGGTTGAATCAGTCGGAGGTGGAAGGTGAATTACTTTACATCTGCCATCAACCATTTTTTCAATTTGACCTATATTCCATAAACTTGGGGCAAGTAAGACATCTGGAAGTTCTGCTTCTGGAACAGACATATTAAGTAAGAATTCAAAATTATATTGTAATATTGTTTTAATACCTCTTCGTTTAGCATAATGTAAAAAATCTTGTCTATAAAAAGTTTCACAACTTAGGACTACATCTATACCTCTTAAAAATTCTATTACTTCTGGCTTTGTTGGAAATCCTCTTGTCGTAGTTATTACATTATAATCTTTATACCATTCTGGATGTTGTTCATTACCATTAAAGTGTTGTGAGTCAATCAACAATATTTTTTCGGGATTAAGCATTTCAACTAATTCCCGTGTTTGATTTCCTAGTCCAGTATTATCAGATCTAGCAATAATTCCAAGTGTCATTCTTTGTATCCCCTAATCTCATCATCGCTTGTATATTTACGTGTTCCTTTACGACCATCTAAATGGTATGATCTTTTAATGTTTCCTTCTGGATGATATATCCAAAGTTTGTGTTTTTCCCATCCTTCTTCACTAAAACTATCATAAGGCAAAATGTCATCCTGAATTATTCCATGAGTCCTATCTTCAATAAAAGCACATTCATCAAGTGGTGGCAAGATTACATTTTTATAATATGAAACCCTACTTAAATGTGGCCTTTGACTCCATTGAGCAGTTTGTAGAAACCCATCTTCTAACTCAAA